ATATTATTAAATAATATAAAAAATAGTTTATTAAATTAAATTACAACAACAATTTTTATCAATTTCTTTAGAATTTAAAATTAAATTACTATTTTTTTTAATTTCATCGAACTTATTTTTAAAATTAAAATTAGTAGTATTTAATTGGTTATATAAATCAATAATAGTTTCTTTAATATTATAAATTTGTTGATTTAAAATAAATTCAATATTATCAGTATTAATATTATTATTTTTATATTTATTTAAATCAAATAACATATTTTCTAAATTATTTAAAATAACCATTATTAATTTATAATTATTAGATATTTCATCTATATTTACTTTAATATTTTTATTATATAATTTTAATGATATATTACTAAATTTATTTTTTGATTGCAATATATCTATATTTGAGAACATATATTATAGATATAAATTTATTTAATATATTTAATATTTATTTTTTTATTTTTTTAACATTTACCTGTTTTTTTTTTATAGTTTTACTAATATCTTCATCAGAATCATGTTCTGGATTATAAAATTTATTATGATGTTGCCATAATGATTCTGCACCAATTTTAAATGAAGGATGTGATTCAGCTTTATACCAATATACTTGTTCATTTAATTTATTACTTTTAGAATTATTATTAATAACTAAACATTCATAATTTTCTGTACATTGATCTAAAACTTGACTAAAAACTTCAAAATTAGGAAACATACCAGCATAATGTTCATAAATTCTTTTTCTATTTGACATAATATTTTCTCTTAATATAAATACATAATCAATATTTGTTCTTAAATTTGGAGGAATACCTAATGGAAATTGCATAGTAATAACAAATAATATATGCCAATGTCTTCCATTCATAAATAAAGTTCTCACATATTTATCTTTTGTCCAACTACTATCATATAAACAATCATCTAAAATTAAAAAACTATTTGGATTTATATTAGAATTTCCTTTATGTTCTAATTCATATTGTAATCCTTTTTTTACTGTTTTTTGTCTTTTTAATAAATTTTTTATAATATCTGATGAATATTCATCATGAATAAACATATTTGGCACAATATTTCCATAAAAACAATTCGCACTTTCTGTTCCGGATATAACAGTTCCAACTGGTATTTCTTTATGATAATATAATAAATCTTTACATAAAAAACTTTTACCAGTATTTCTTTTTCCAATAAATACAACAACAGAATCTGGAGGTATAGAACTCATATCAAATTTTTTTAATTGAATATTACTCATTTAATATAATAATATATAAATATATAATATTATATCCGAACTTTTTATTATAATAATTTTTATAATAATTTTATAATAATATTATATATATATATACAAATGAATACTAAAAAATTTTGTTTATTTTTAATATTCATTATTTTCATATATTTTTGTATTATAGAACCTTCTACTAAAAACAATATATTTACAAGATTAAATAAATTACAAAAAAATTTTAATTATATAAATACAAAAAAAATAGGTGGTGATACATCTATTGATTATAATAATTTATTAGAAGAAGTAAAAAAAGAAATAGAAGAAAGAGAATTACAAAATAGAAATTTATTTAGAAAATCATCATATAATACAAATAATTATAATGATGATTTAGTATCAAAAATTTTGGAAAATAATAATAATAATATTACTGAAAATCAATTAGAAAATTATACTGAAGAAAGACAAAATACATTATTAGATATATATAATTCTTCTAATAAAAATTCATCTGAAGATAAATCTGATAATTATATGAATTCTTTAAAATCTAATCAAGATTATAATACAAAAAATAAAAGTACATTTTCTGATATAAATAATATTGATGAATATGATAATGAAGAAATAATTGATAGAGATAATAAAATAAAACAATTAGAAGAAAAAATAAAACAAAATAGAAAAAAATTATATATGAAAGACCCTACTGCTACTAAAACAGTATCTAATACAGATATATTAAATACATTTGAAAAAGATAGAAAAGTTAAATTAACAGAAAAAGATTTATTAAATAATAGAGATTTAATCAAAAAAGTTAGTAATAAAGTTATAAATATAAAAGATAATTATAATAATTTAATAACACCTCAAAAAAATCTTTGTTCTAATAAAAATAAAGTTATTAAATCTAATAAATATAATAATTTATTAGTTAATGTAAAAAAAATTAATAAAAAGAAAAATATTAAACTTTATAAACCATATAATAATGATGAATATACTGAATATATGTGTATTGATAATGATTGTAATGATTATAAAGATAATCATAGTCGTGTAGATTGTTAAATATTTAATAAAATAATTATTATATTACTAAATTAATTTGTTCATAATTTAATCTATTAAAATCATTAGGACGACCTCTTGGATTACAAATAAATTCTATATTATTTATTTTTTTTTCAATTTTATAATGTGTATGACCAAATATCCAATGACTTATTTTTTTATAATCTAATAAAAAACTAAGTTTTGTATTTATATATGTAGAAGAATTTGATTTATTTAAATCATTAATATTTAAAAAACTTATATTAGGTAATGTATGAGTAACTAATATTATCTCTTTTATATTATCATTATTATTTAATTTACTTATATTATCTCTTAAATATTTATAATCTTCTTTTGATTGTAATATTACATTATTAATAAACTCTTTATTATCATCTAATGTAAAATCATTAATCCAATTTTCAAAATAATTATAATTATTTTTTATTGATTCTATATTTTCATTATCATAATCCCACCATCCACAACATCCTATAAAAGCTGTATTATTTATAATAAAAGGTTTATTTGATAAATATTCTAATTTATCATTTTTTATTAAATCATTAATATATTTTTTATTATATAATTTAGGATATTTATTAACATGTTCATGATTACCATCTACAAATAAAACTTTTTTATAAAATTTCGATATATTATTTAAATAATTTATACTATCATTTATATTATCAGATATATCACCCGCTATTATTAAATAATCACTTTTTATATCATTTATTATAAATGGTTTATCTATTATATGTCCATGAGGATATGGATTATTATATTCATATGACCATTGGTCTATATGTAAATCACTAATAATATCTATTTTAATTTGTTGATTTTTATTTAAAGGTGAATATTTTAAATCACATTTTATTATATTATTTAAAATTATATAAATTGGATCTATTATAGTTTCTGTTTTACAAGTAGGACAAAAATTAAAATAATTATTAGTTTCTATTAAACATTCTAAACAAAAAGTATGATTACATTTTGTATTTATTGGATATATACAATTATTTAAACAAATAGCACAAGTTTTATCTACTTGATATTTTAAATTTTTTGGAATATTTATTATATCTTTATAAAAAATATATTTATTTAAATAATTATTTATATTTTCATATTTATTTAAAAAAATTTTATATATTTTATTATTTTTTTTATTTAATTTTTTTAATATTTTTTGAATAGATAAATAATTTATTAATATATATTCATATATTTTATTATTATTTACATTATTTTTATAGTTTATATTATAATTTTTGTCAAAAATATCTATTTTATTATTCAATAAATCAAGAAAATTTTCTTGTAAAATATTTTTTTTTAAATCACCATAATCTATAAAAATATAATCATAATCTTTTGATATTTCATTTAATAATTTATTATATTTCATTTAATATATATATCTATATTTTTATATTATTATATTTTATTAATTTATTTTTACCAATAACAATTATTTTCTATTTGATTTGAATTTTTACATACTTCATCATTAGATGGTTTAATAAATTTACAATTATTTTCTTTAATTGTTTTAATCCAGAATTCATTATTTTGCCATCTATTTCCAAAAACTCCAAATAATAATTGTAATCCTCCGCCTATATAAATCGCTGATTTATTTAATTCTGTTTTTATATAATGACATAATGGTAATCCATATCCTCCACAACCTAATAATGCTATATCGAAATCTATATTTTTAATATCTTCACACATTAAAGTAAATGTTTCATACCAATCATTATGAATATGATTACCTGCTATTGTTTGATAACTTTTATAAAATACAAATTGTTGATTTTCATTAAATAATCTTTTATCTTTGAAAATTTGAAAATCATTATTTAATTGTTTTTTAAATGAATCTACAAATGGATGAATTATTAATATTTTTTTATTTTTTAAATAATATGTATATGGTATAATATTTTTATCTAATACATAAAAAGGTTCTAATGATCTAGAATGAATTTGATTAACATTAAAATTATTTTTATAAAAGTTTTGATTTTCAACACATAAATTTTCAAAACTAGCCAAATAATTTGATTCTATTACAGATTGATTATATAATTTACAATATAATTCTATTTTTGATAAATCATTTTTAGAATAAATTCCAGCATTATATAAAGAATTATTTATTTTAAGTAAATCTGTATTTACTTTTTTATTTATTAAATATTGTATTGAAATTATAGATTCAAGATCTCCTAATCTAGATATATAAAAAGGTTTATTAGATTGAATTAGTTGAATTATAATATTATTTGATTCAATTAAATTTAACATACAGTATAAATATATATTTTTTTTTCTTTAAATAGTAAAATTAATATAAAAAAAATATGGTATTTGTAAAAAATTTAAAAAATTTTAAATACTATTAATATATTCCCATCCTAGTTCTTTACAAATATTTTTCCATATTTTATCTTGTTGATATAATTTTTCTCTTGATTTTAATAAAGGAAAATATATTAAATATTCATCTATACCTAATAATTGTATAAATTTGTGAATTACATAAGAATAAGATAAAAAATTTTTTCTATTTTTAGGACAATGTTTTTGAAAAGGTGTTTGAATTTCTTTAAACATACATCTTAATTTTTCTTCTAAATGTTTTGATATATTAGGAGGAGGTTTTCCATTAATTTTATTAATAATATATGGAATATGTTCATAAAATTTATTTAATTTTAATTTTTTTAATATTTCTCTAATTTTACTATTTGATATATTTGCTACATTTAATATTCTTTCTTTTTTTAATTCTAACATAATTTTTTCTATAATTTCACTTGGTATATCTGTACTTTCTTTTGCTTGAAATTGAGATAACCATTCATTAAAATGATTTATTCTTTTATATGCAAAATAATTAGATTCATATGTTGGTTCTTTATAATTTGGTTTATCTGAATCTATTAAAATATTATTTTGTTCTCCACATAATACACAAATAGTTATACCTTCAATATAATTTATAATTAAATCACCTTTACATTTTTCACAAATATTTTCAGGTATTATATCTACATTTTTTTGATTTATATTATTATTTGTTATACTTAAATATTCATCTAATAATTTACCTTTTTTACATAAAACAGAACTTTTTATGTTTTGTTTTTTTTCAGATGTAAAAAAATCTAATAAATTTACATCTACTTTATTATTATCTTCAGTTTCATCATAATATTCAAATAATATATCACTTACTTTTAATAAATAATCATATTCTTCTTTATTATTTTCTATATTACTTATTTCAGTTTCTATATTTATAATTTCATCTTTTAATAATAATTTTTTTTCTATAATAGATTCATTTATATTTTTTTTTAAACATAATATATTATATTCATTATTCAAATTATTTAATTTTTTTTTATAATCATTTAATTTATTTTTTTTTTGTTTTATACTTTCTAACTTTTTATTATGAAAGTAATCTAATGTATTTTGATTACTTTTATTTTTTCTATTTTTAGTTTTTAAATTAAAAACAGAATTCATATAAAATATATATAAATATAGTATTATTTATTTATATAGAAGATTATAATATAATAATTTATTACTTATAAAAATATTATAATATATATATATATATAATAAATATGGCAGGAGGATTATTACAATTAGTTTTTAAAGGAAAACAAGATGTATATTTAACTGGTAATCCACAAATTACATTTTTTAAATCTATTCATAAAAGATATACTAATTTTGCTATGGAAAATATAGCTTTAAATTTTGTAGGAACTATTAATTTTGGAAGAAAAATTAATTGTACAATATCAAAAAATGGGGATTTAATACATAAAATGTATCTCATGATTGAATTACCAGAAATTGATTGTGAAACTTCATCATCTAATAAATTTAGATGGTTAAATTGGTTAGGACATATCATAATTAAAAATATATATATTGAAATTGGTGGTCAAAAAATAGACGAACATTATGGTGAATGGCTTCATATTTGGAATGAATTATCTCAAAAAGAAGGTAAAAAATCCGGTTATGCAACTATGGTTGGTAATAATCCCAGATTTACACAAGTTATTCAAGGTAATAGTAATAATAATAATAGTAATAAAATACCTTCATATAAAATATATATTCCTTTACAATTTTGGTTCTGTAAAAACCCTGGATTAGCTCTTCCTATTATATCATTACAAAATAACGATATTAAAGTTGGTATTGAATTAAAAGAACATCAATTATGTTATTGGGCTACTGGTAAATATATTGATAATCCTCCTGAAATTGTTAATGCTAATTTATTAGTAGATTATATTCATTTAGATACTGATGAAAAAAGATTATTTTCACAAAAAGAACAAGAATATTTAATAGAACAATTACAATTTAATGGACAAGAAATTATACATACACAATCTAATAAAATTAAACTTAATTTTAATCATCCTATCAAAGAACTTCTATGGATCGTTCAACCTATTTCTAATATTGATATTGATTATACAGAAAATTTTGGTGGATTACAACATTTCAATTATACCGATTCTATTGATACTACATATTTTAGTGGAACACCTAATAATCCTTATGGACAAGGTATGACCGGAGGACATAATAATAATATTTCATGGGGATTACCTATTACTAATAACGCATCTTCTATTTCTATTGAAGGTAATAATCTTAATCTACCACTATCCGGACAAAATAATAATACATCTCTTTCTAATCATAATTTTTATAATATTACCACACCTTCCATCAATACTGATAATTCTACTCTTAATTTACCTTTATTTGATTCTGGTTTTTCTCCTATTACATTTGCTAAAATACAAATGAATGGTCAAGATAGAATTTCTTTTAAAGATTATAATTATTTTAATTTATTACAACCATATCAACATCACACCAATATTCCTTCTATTGGTATTAATATATATTCATTCTCTTTATATCCTGAAGATTATCAACCTTCCGGTAGTTGTAATTATTCTTCTATTGATTCCTCTTATCTTATTTTTGATTTAACCCAACAATCTCTTGTTAATCAAAGAAACTGTTTTATTAGAATATATGCTACTAATTATAATATCTTTAATATTTCTGGTGGTATAGGTAGATTATCTTATAATAAATAATTTTTATATAAATAAATTATATAAAAATTATTTATATATTTTATATATTAATATGGACCAATCATTTAATAATTATATTAATGATTTAACTGATAATAATTTATATTCTAATAATTATAATTATTCTCAAAATCAATATTCTAATAATATTGATTCAGATACTTATTACAATTATACTAATAATCATTATAATAATCATGAAAATGATAATAATGAAAATGATAATAATGAAAATGATAATAATGAAAATGATAATGATAAAAATGATAGTGATGAAAATGATAATATAAATTATAATGATATTAATTCTATTGATTTTATTATAAAATCAAATAAATTAAATGATTCTGATAAATTAAAAAAATTAATTCCATTATTAGATATTTGTAAAATTAATTTAGAAAAAATTAATAAAGAAAAAAAATATATGTCTACTAATATTGATAAAATAAAAAAAGCTATTATTCCATTAATGGAAAAACATGATGTAGCATTTATTGATATTAATAAAGAAAATGGTGGTGGTAAAATTAAATATACTAAAACTAAAAAATATGCTCCTTTAACAAAAAAACATACCTTTAATTTATTAAAAAATTTTTTTAATAATAATGAAAAACAAGCCAAAGAACTACTTAATTTTTTATACAATAATAGAGAATTTAAAAATAAAGTTAATATTACAAAAACTAAAAAATAATATTTATATTATTATATATATATATATATATGTATATG